TGGTAGCAGTCGGCCAGGGAAGCCTCCACAGCACCGAGGGCATGGGCGGCGTCCCCGGTGGCTGCTACGGATGCGGCGGACTGGAGCGTGATGTTCTGCGGGTCCACCAGCTCTGTGCTGGAGGCCAGGTGGGGCCAGACGGTGGTGCGTCCGCCGGACGTCCCCGTCCATACGGCGCGCTCCACCCACCAGCCCTCCACCCGGGCCAGCGCGTCGGACGCGAGAGCATTGGTCTCCGCCTCGGTCCGGCCGACAGGCGAACAGGTGTACTCCGCGAACACCGTGAACGGCGTGGCTCCGCGGAACAGCTGGTCGACGTTGTCAGCCTTGTTCTCCGGTGCGGGCGGAACAGCTCCGCCCGTACCCGTGACCGCGATGCATTCGTCGTAGGTGGTCGCACCTGCGTCGCAGCGCTCTTCCCAGGTGATCCCGTGCTGCCAGTGGGGATTGTCGATACCGGGCTTCTGCGCTGCGTCCCACAGGCCGTAAGGGAGCGGTGAGAAAGACGGGCCGCTGACGATTTGTCGTGCTCCGGCCATCGGTTACGCCTCCTCACACAATCGTGGTGTTGACCATGTAGCTGATGTAACCCGGACTCAGCGAACTCATTGACCAGGCCCAGAGCGCCGCCCCGGCTGCGAGTGGGAACGAGACGGGGCCGCTGTCCCCGGTCTGCACCAGGCGGCACCCGTGCTCGTTGTCGTTCGCAGACCCGATCTTCACGGAGTACTCGGACCAGAAGATCGTCACCATGCGCGTCCCGAGCAGGGACGACGCGACGATCTGGACCGGCGTCGTCCCTTCGAGATATGCCTCTTCGGTGATCAGAGTCACGCTGTCCTCCCTGCGGATACGGATGAAGGGAGAATCAGACGTGAGCACCGTTCGGCGTGGCAACCGCGCCACCGGCCTGGCCGGAGACGTTGAAGGCCACGGTGTACTTACGTGCGGCGTGGCCGACCAGAGCGATCAGGTGGCACTCCTCCGCCCACAGCGCGGTGTAGTCGTTCTCCGCGTTGAGGACCGAGTCCCTGATGACGCCCAGGTCGAGCTGGAGACCGGTGCCGTGGAGGAACGTCCCCGCTGCGTACATGAGGAAGTTCACCGTGGCGGGCCACACGAGCTGGACCGTGCTGTTGCCGGGCTGGGAAGCGCCGCGCACCTGGTAGTCGTTGACCCACTGGACGCGGACGTTGCGCGCGGAGAAGAACGAGTCGATCTCTGCGTCGCTGACAGCCTGCTGGTTGGAGACACCCTGCTTGAGGGCCAGGTCCGCCCGGATCACTTCCCGGATGTAGTACGGCATGATCACCTCAAGCACCGCATTGGTGCTCATGGCGAACCGGGCCCGGTAGTCCGTCGCAGCCAGGGCCACGGAGTTGTAGATCCTCGGGGCAGGGCCGTCGGTGACAACGGCACCGATGGTGTTCGCACCACCGGCCGCAGTGTCCATCAGGCTGATCAGCCGCGCGTTGATCGCGTGGGCGTAGGCCGCGCGCATGAGGCGGATGAAGTTCTGCGTCGACTCGGGGTACGCGTCGTCCGTCAGGTTGCCCGCGGTGAGGCTGAGGCCGTAGCACTCCAGCCGGACCTCGGAGAACGTGGGGCAGGGGACGCGCAGCGTCGGCTTGTTGACGGATCCGGTGACGGTGAGGATGTCGTCGGACTCGGTCCACAGCCACGGGTCGGTCGCGTTGCTCATCGGGAAGGCGAAGCCACCGAGACCGGAGGCCGCCGTAGCGCCGCCACCGACGGACGCCTGGAAGAACACGTCGCCGATGGCCGGGGAGACCGGGAAGCGGATACCGCCACGGCTCACACCGACGGACGGAAGGTCGACCATTCCGTCTGCTTCGGCGATGTTGAAGAAGTTATACATGATCTCCGACGGCGCACACCATCCGCCACCGGCAACCAGCGCGTCCAGGTTGCTGGACTTCCCCTGGAGGATGCTCTTCCAGAGCTCTTCCACCGTGGCGGGGTTGGTCCGCTCGTCGATGGTGTGCTCGAAGGTGTTGCGCACCGAGGCGACCAGGTGACGCGCGGCACCCCTGCCGTCGCGGGTGATCGGGATGGCGCGGGCCTTCTGCTGGAAGGCACTGCCGAGGGCTTCGATGGTGGGCAGGGCCTGGCCGGTGGCCACGCCGGGAATGTCCACCGAGGCGGTGATGGCCGGTACGGCTCCGGGAACCTTGAGCGGCGGAGCCTGGTTACGGGTGGCGGACAGCGACGCCATCCGGCTCTTGACCTGCTCCATCTGCGGGCTGTTCTCCCCGAACAGCGCCATGGCGACACCCTGCGCGGTGGCCTGCGTCAGCTCCCCGAGGTTGATCTGTCCGCCGGGACCGGCGGCCGCAGCGGCGGTGGCAGTCTCGCCGCCTTCACCCGTTCCGTCGCCGTGCACCCGGCCGCGGAGATCCTGCATACGGCGCTCTGCCGCCAGGCGCTCCGTCTCGGCCTTCCGGCTGGCGCGGTCCTCACGCACCTGGAGCTCGGCCCGGATACGGTCGAGGCTTTCGGTGATGGTGGCGGAGTAGGTCAGGGCTTCGGCCGTGAACTCCCCTGCCTGCTCGATCCGGTCGAATTCAGCGACGGCCTGGTCCTGGAGTGCTGCCAGATCGGCATCACTGACCAGGGAGAGGTCGTCGGGTGCGTGGAAAAGCTCAGGCTCCGGCACGATAACCTCCGACGGCTGGCCAGAATGATCTGTGTGTCAGCCGGAAGATAGCATCAGAAAACCGATTCACCAAAGATCGAATTCTCTTTGGTGAATCGGCTAAATGAATGCTGGACACTGTCAGGTCAGCGATTCAGGCTTCGGTACCGGCGGCGGAGGCGCAGGCTTGTTGCAGCCGCACATGATGATCACCCCTCTCCGTGGACGCGACGGCGCATGATGTCCATCACCCGAGCGTATGCCCATTTGTCGAGCTGATCCTCCCGGACCTGGTTGGACAGGTGCGGGATGCCGCTGGCCACCAGGGCGAACTGGGATCCGGCCTTGACCGAGGTGCGCAGCTTCGGCACAGGGAAGCCCGGAGTGTTCACGGCCAGCAGGCCCACCAGGCGGAGCTGTCCGCCGATCCTGCGCCAGTCTCCGGACACCTGTCCGGCACCGCGGAGCTCGTGCACACGGCTGCTGTCCGCGCCGGGGCGCACCGCACCGGCCACCCAGATCCCGTGAGCGTCGTTGCCGACCACGACGTCCGCCACGGCGGCACCCGTGTTGTCGTAGTGGTCGCTGGCAGCGTGAGCGTTGTAGCTGATCGGGGCGTGCCCCGTACCCACGGTGATCTGACCGACGGACACCCGGGAGTCGTCCGCACAGACGATCTCGCCCGTCATGAAGTACGGGTGGTCCTCCTCGTGCGGCGGGGTGACGCACACTCCGGCCTGACCGATGTGGCAGGTACCCCACAGGGCGGCATGACCGTAAACGCGCCCCTCGTTGTCCACGGTGATTCCTGTGGGCACGGAGAGGGCAGGATCCTGGAACCAGGTCACGGGGGGAGCCCAGCCGGAACCGCTGGCGCGCAGGACCGGACCGGTGAACACGGGCCGCGGAGTACGGGAAGCGCGCAGTGCGCCGATGCGCTCACCCCCGGCAAGCACGGCTCCCTCTTCATCGAGCAGGGCAATGTACGCCTCAGCGAAGGCGGGGATGTCCACCACCGTGGCTGCACGGATGCGTCCCCGGTGGAACACGATCTTCTCGGGGGACGCGAACAGCATCTCGAACAGATCGGCTTCCTCCCCGCCCTCCCCGTCCGGCATGTCCGGCCAGACGAGCTCCATGTCCGCGTCCTTGATCGAGTCGACGTCTACCGAGACACCGCGGAGGAACTGACCCTTGATCTTGTCGTGGACGCGCTGGCCGTCCTCGTCACCCAGGTCGAGCAGGCCCTCTCCCATGACCAGGCTGCCCTCACGCCAGATCTTGGTGATGTTGCCGACGTTGACCGCTACGGTGTGCGGCTCCCCGCCGTGACTGTCCTCCTTGTTCCAGCGCAGGGGGAGGGGAAGGTCTGCCCAGGTGAGTGAGTCGGTGTCGAACTCGCGTCCGTCGCCGGTCTCGATGCCCTCCACGGTGAGGGGACCGCGCCAGGGGGCCGTCTTGCCTTCCAGCTCAACGGGTCCTGAGGTGAGCTCCTGCTCCGCCTCGGTAACGACGGCTCCCGCCTCCTCCCCGTACTTGTTTTCCTTGATCCTCTTGTCCTTCTTCGTGCCCTCGCTCGGCTTGGCTCCCAGGTCGGCTTCGGTTGTCATTTCACCGCTCGATTCCGCCGCGTAGAGAGCGGCAAGCTGATCATTCGCTTCCTGTTCCGAGGCATGGCATCCGGCAACGCTGCCGTCCGAATCCTTGACTACCGCCCAGGGCTCAGAGGACGGGCATCCGGAATGTCCCTGCACCGTGTGCCACGGCATGGTTCCCTCCTCCACCAGGGCTTCGGTCGCGCTCATGATGCCACCGTCGGCCGTTACCGAGTCGTCCAGACCACCCCACACGGCCAGGAGCGTGCCCCGGCAGCGGGATCCGCCCTGGCATTTTGCGTAGCCCGATCCGCCGCTGGGGTACGCCTCCATCGCATCCTGGCGAGAGACGAACTCCATGCCGTCGATGCTGATGCAGGGCTTGCAGGTGTTCTTGTCCAGCGCTTCCGACGCGACGTACTGACCCAGCGGGGCAACCATGAGCACGGCCATACGTCCGGTGTTCTGCGCGCCGGTCATCGCGGCACCGATGGCCTCCTCGTCCGAAGCGTCGGACAGCTCGTCCAGAGCACCGTCCACGTCATCCGCCAGCTCCTCGCTGTCCCGGCCGGAGCCGAACAGGGCTGCCAGACGCGAACGGGCCGACTGAACCAGCCGGTTGCCCATGATGCTGGCGCGCATGGAAGCGACACCCCGCAGGATGTCCGAACCCGAGAGTGCGGCGGTCAGACTGTCCAGGGTCCACTCCGGAACCGTGACCCCCTGCTCCTCGGCCTCCCGCTGCTGTGCTTCACCAGCCTGCTGAGCGAGCAGCAGCATGCGGTGGTACAGGGTCTCGGCCGCTGCCGTGGTGTCCACGGAGATCTGCGGCGAGATCCCCCCGGCCGAAGTGATCTGCTGCCGGATCTCCCTGCGCCATGAGAGCTTGACCTCCTGCCAGCTGCTCAGTGCGTCAGCGACCGCTTCGGTCCAGTCCTTCTGGTGAGCGGCGAAGTCCCAGCGGCTGGCCTCCTCCAGAGGCGTCAGATTGCGCCTGAGGGGAGCGGCAGCAGCTGTCAGGGCGGCCGTCAGGGGAATGTCGGTGTCTTCGTCGGCGAAGCTGATGCGGATCCGGTCGAACGTCACCTCCCCCAGCCTCTTCTCCAGCTCCTTGGCCAGGGTGAGGTCTCCGGTGTACGCCGCGCAGATGTGCGCGACCCAGGGGGTGTGCTGCGCGGGCAGGGCAGGGTGGTTGTGCATGTACTCCAGTGCCTCGGTGGCCAGAATGTGGGCGAAGGAGAGGCTGCCTCCCAGCTGTACGGCTGGCTCAGGTTCTGCGTCGCCCACCGACCACACCCAGCTGGGCGACTCCCCGCCAGCGTTCCAGTGGGAGACGCCGAACACCTTGGCACTGACAGGGCCGTCCAGCTCCTGAGCGAGCATGGTCATGCTGGAGATGAGCTCCTGGCGCTGCTCCGGCGTCCAGAGCTCCGCATCGTCACCCACGAAGAACAGGGTGCAGTGCAGATCTTCAGCCTTCTCCCCGCCCTTGATCGCCAGACGCTTCGCGTCGGCCACTGTCGGCATGAGCGCGATCATGCAGCCGGACAGATGGCTGCCGTCACTCGCCATCGTCACCCGGCGCCCGTGGGCCTTCTGGACGTGCTGGCCACGGCGGTGCATGGCCACCCGGGGCTTGACCCCCTGTTCCTGGAGACGAGCCCGCTTCATATCCCCGCCTTCGTTCACATGGGGGTCAGAGCCGTGCATGACCATTCCTCACCGGCAGCAGATTGGTGCTGATCATCTTGCTGGTGTCCTGGTAGGGAGAGGGGCCGTCGATCTTCAGCAGGCCGAAGGCGTCCAGATGGCAGACGTAGGCACCGCTGGTGCCGGGTACGGCCTGCGGCGCTGCCGTTCTGATCGCGTAGGTGAACGGACAGCTGTAGACGTGTCCGGTGCACACCTCGGGATGCAGGAGATCCCATCTGCTGCCCGCGGTGAACTTGAGCACGTGCTGTGTGGCTGCCTGCCGGGACATGCGCTCCGTGCGTGCGGCGGCCGCCTTGGGAACCGCCTCCTCGGGCGGCGACGGAGGGCCGTGCGCCTCGGGCGGGCCGCCCTCCTCCCCCGGCGGTGGCTTGCCGGTACCGGAGGGCGGCTGGGACGCCTTCGGTGCGGTGAGCAGGGGGTCGAGAATATTCCTGCCGGTGAGCGCGTCGAGCGCAGCAGGCCCGGCACCCGGCACCGTACGAACCATGATCTTGAGGCCGATGGCCTCCAGCTCCTCTTCGGTCGGAGCGTCGTCCTCGTCGAACCCGACTTCCCGGCGCAGCGCTGCGCCGGACAGCTCCATGCGGTCGTACGCGTCCTTGGCGTTCTCGCTGCGGTCGGGGCGCAGGGCCAGTTCGCTCATGTCGTACCAGACGACCCACTGCCCGGCGTCAGTGGCACCGCTGGCAGCCAGTCGCGGCTGGAGGTACCCCCGGGTGAGGGAGTCGCAGATGAGCTCCGCCACGGGAGCGATGTGCGTCTTGAGCGCCCCTTCCTCCAGCTGCCAGGCACCCCAGTGATTGACGTCGCCCATGCCGAGCAGGATCTCCGCGGGCATGTCGAGCTTGGTCGCCAGACGCTTGATCGCGGAATCCCGCTTCTCAATGATCTTCTCGTCGGCCTGGAGTGTGAAGTCGACGTGGCGGAACTCCTTCAGCACCTCGGCCGGTCCCGTGATCGGAATGGGGATGACGGCGGAGGCAGAGCCGGGGTTCTTGATCGCCTCAGAAGCGATCTCGATGAACTCCAGCATGAAGGGGTTCGGTTCGTCCAGGAACTCCTCGCGCACCGGGAAGTCGATTTCACTGGGTACGAGGACGACTCCCGCAGACGCAAGTCGGCTCAGGTAGTCCGCCTGAATCTTCCGGTTGACCAGCTCCAGCTCCCGCAGGATCTCCCGGGCGCTGCGCGCCGGGGAATCGGCCAGGTGGTAGAACCGGTCGTCCGGCCGCCAGATACGCACGACCAGGCTGTCCGGACCGAGCTTGCGCCAGTCGCGGCCTGCGTTGACGGACTCCTCGTCCATGACGAAGAACGTGCCGGACTCGGCCCTGATCTCATCGACGGAGCGGATCATCCACCTCTCCGTACCGTCGGTGGTCTCACCCACCAGGTAGCCCTCACCGGGGACGGAGAGGTGGACAGTGGCCCGCTTCAGGATCTGGGACTGCCCGCCCACGCCTCCGCCGAGCATCATCATCAGCTCGGCCGCGGGGCCCTTCATCTCGATCTCCGGCTCATCTGCGTCCGGCTGAAGCTTCGCCGCGCGCAGCCGGACACGGGAGAGCATGTTGGAGAGCCACCACACCCCGAAGTTGAACTCCCCCACGGTGGTGTAGTACCGCCACAGCTCGTCCTGCCACGACTCGGTATGGCGCAGAAGCTGATCGCGGGCACCCTTGGCCTGTGTGGCTGCGGCGGTGAGGGCGGGAGGCGCAGAAGCCGTCAGGGCGGCCGGAACGGAATCCTTGGGCGGGGTGCGCTGGAGCCGGGGGATCCTCCATACCATGGCACGCCTCCGATCATGAGGTCGTGCTCATGGTAGCCGCTGGCCTGCGGATGACCATTCCCGCAGCACGAAGGCCCCCCGCTGTCCATACGAGGGGCCCTCTGTGCACGCTTCGGCATACCCACCCGAGAAGCACGTTCAGTGTGCCTTACGCTCGCCACATGTCCAAAGCCCGATGGACCCTCGGCACGCTCAAAGAGCTGATGGATGAGCGCGACACCCGTTACCAGCAGCGCTACGACGCTCAGCAGAAGGCTCTTGACGCTGCGCTGCTGGCGGCGAAAGAGGCCGTACAGGCAGCGCTGCTGGCAGCGAAGGAAGCCGTACTGAAGGCGGAGCACTCAGCCGACAAACGCCTTGAGCTGCTGAACGAGCTGCGTACCGGCGTCGCCACCACGGAGCAGCTGGAAGCGCTGGACAAGGTCGTCACGAGCCTTTCCAAACGGCTCGACCTGACCGAGGGGCGCAGCATGGGCAGAGGGGCGACGTGGGGATACCTGGTAGCGGGAATCAGTCTGCTGACCGCGGTACTCGCCTTCCTGTTCCGCTGATCATCCGGGCAGGATCAGTCCGCTCATGTTCGCCACGCCCGCGTTGATCGTGGAAGCCCAGTTGGTGGCGACGTCCCGGGGCAGCAGGACAGTCAGCGTGGTGGACGTCGTCCGCACGGTGACCATCAGACGGCTTCCGCTAGGGCCGTTGACCGGCGTCACGGACATAGCCACGGGAACCTCGGTCAGCAGTCCATTGCCCTCGTCCCGGGCGGGTACTCCATTGCCGTTCATCGCGCCCACACCACCTGGAAGAGTCCGGCCATCGTGTGCTCTCGGATTTCCCAGCCTGCGCCAGTGATCAGGTCCGTATAGCCCTGGATATTCCAGGCCCACGCATGCTCCGGGCAGTGCATCTTGACGTGTTCGTTCCAGGGACTGGAGCAGACCAGCCGCGCCGCACCGCGGTCCCGCAGGCGGCTCAGCACGCCATGCGGATCGGCCAGGTGTTCCAGTACCTCGGTCATCACCACGACGGTACCGATCTCCGCTTCTGACCAGTCTTCGCCGAACACGTCCAGCGCGCTGGCCCGGACATTGCGCTCCTTCCACCCGGCTGCATTGGCAGGGCAGAAGTCATACCCCCAGGACCCCAGCACATGATCACCACCCTGCACCAGGGACAGCAGTCCTCCGTCCCCGCAGCCGCGGTCTGACACCGATGCCCCACCGCAGTCCCTGGCAGCCCGGATGACGTACTCCGCAGCCACACTCAGCCGTTCCTGGTGGAACTCCTGCTCCAAGTGCGGTGCGCGCGGCCGATCAGCGTGGAACTCCGCAGTGGAGACATGCGGCACGTCGCCATCGAACAGCTTCCACTCACTCATGACTGCCTCCTCTCGTAGCGCCAGACGAGGTACAGCACGACACCGACGATGACACCGGAGCCGAGCAGGGCACCGATCATCTCCAGGATCATGACGCCGTCCACATCTGGAACAGGTACGTGTCGGGGTGGTCGTACTCCGGCCGCCACAGCTCGTACTTCAGGTCCGTCCAGCCCGCTGCCAGGAGCATGTCCTTGACGTCCTGCCAGCCCCAGCCCCAGTAGTGCTCGGGATTGCGCGTGTGGTTCTCCCCGCACGGCGTGGTGAGGAGGAGGTGCTTCGCCCTGTCCCGGACGGCACGGAGCAGCGCATCGGGATCCTCCACGTGCTCCAGGGTCTCGGAGCAGAGGAACATGTCGACCGCGGGGATCCGGGCCACCGTTTCCTCGATCGGTCCGGAGTAGTAGTACCCACGGACTCCCGGCGGGGGGAGAACGAGATCCCCCACATGGACGTCGCGCCAGGCGTGGGTGCAGTTCTGAATGATCGCGGCATCTCCGCAGGACAGATCGGCGATCGTCTGCGCCCCGGTTTCCGCGGCAAACCGGCCGAGCAGCTGGGAGGTCTTGGCCACCCGCTCCAGATGATCCGGCCACCAGGTGTGGTCATAGGTGCGGTGGTAGATGCGGGCGCGCTCTTCATCGGTGTAGAAAGGGCGGATCTGCCAGCGGGTCATGAGGTCTTCACCCATTCCGCGCTGTGACCGGTCAGCCGCACACGGTAGGTGCCGGGTGCCGTATCCTCCGCCCGCATATCTGCAACGACCAGGGCGACAGGACAGTTGAGCAGCACATCGTCTATCCGCTCGACCAGCGGATGCACGGCCGACCAGCTGTCCTCCTCCAATATCACGATGTGCGCTGTTTCCAGCTCTTCCAGAATCCTGCTCGCTGCGTCCGGCATGGGACAGTCGATCAGAGAGCAGGTGAGGTATCCCCCGGTGCCCACGAAGAGCGTCGGCAGGCCGCAGGCCGGGCACTGCCCCCGGACTTCCACTCCCTGGTTCTTCAGAACGGTCATGACCAGCACTCCGTGTCCGGCAGCCCGAGGCGGGCCAGGTCTCCGGGGGTGACGTCGTGGGGCTTGCGGCCGTCGCTGAAGAGATGGTCCCCGGCCTGTTCGGCAATCCAGTCCACGGCCTGTGAACAGATCATCTTGTTGGGGCGGGACACCCGCTTACGCAGCAGGCGTGTGGTGAGCGGGAGGTGCAGCCGGTAGGCCGAGAGGTAGAAGTAGGTGGTCCAGTTGTACGGGCTGCCCTCCAGTCCCCGGGCAATCTGGATCATCATGGCGCGCTGGGAGTCGGACAGGTTGACCCTGTGGAGCACCCGTACGGGATGCCCGTCGTACCGGTCCTGATGACTGAGCACTGCACCGCCGGGCTGCGCCTCGAACAGGCGGCCGTCCGGCATGACGAGACCCGCGTGGGTCCATTCGGACAGGTCTCCGTTGATCGCCTGTCCGAGCCAGATGAGCTTGCCCCCGATGCCCGGGATTTTCGTCAGGAAGATGTCCCCTGCCACTGCTCTGTCGAAGGTCATGCCCACTCCTTGGAAGCGATCAGTGCGCTGGCACCCCAGACGGCGGGCCAGACGAGCAGCGGAGCCGGGAGGCCGACGGCGAACGCCGTGCCGAGGGTCAGGCCGAGGGACACATACGCGCTGACGCACCACGGACAGCTGATCAGGTCCCCGAGCCAGAACGGAGCCCAGCCGACTTTGCGTACGTAGATCTGGACCTCTTCCTCCACCAGGCCGAACATCCCGAGTCCGGGCACATTGGTGAGGCTGCCCTTCTCAATCTGCCCGGTGGGGTAGCTCTCGTGATGCTGCTCCTTGGTGGTGGGGCGACGCCAGCCCCCGGCCAGCCTGTCGCGCACCCAGAGCACAGGCGGGAAGTCGTCTTTGGTGATCAGCCGTGTGAGCCGGTAGGCACCGAGCACGAGCACGATCAACAGGAGCCAGAGCGGCATCACGCACCGCCGGTTTCACTGTTCACGGGTCACTGTCCTTTGATCTTGGGCACGGGACGTCCAACGTCTCAGATTGGAGGTGGTCGGCCGGACGTCCCGCTACCTGGCAGACGTCCGGCCGGGGGAGTTGGTTCCTAGCTGACGGGGGCCTTCAGCTGAACGGGTCCGGACACTGCCGAAGCCGGTACGGGCGCTACGACGTTCTGCCGGGTGATGTAGCCGAGGATCAGTGCGAGACCGCCCAGGAACATGGTCTGCTTCTCCGCGGACCAGTCGAGACCGAGACCGGTGAACAGGGAAATCGCAGCCTGGACGAAGCCGAGTGCGGCGGCAATGATCCCGTCCCCGACCATGAACGCCACGATCAGGCCGAAACCGGCGGTGACGAGTGCAGTGATGATCGCCTGCCACTTGGGACTGACGTCGATGCCGAAGGACGTCAGTACCTGGATACCGGCCGACACCAGGCCCAGCCAGACGGCGAGCTCTCTTCCGAAGACCTTCATACTTCCTTCTCTCCACGGGCGGCACGCATGGAATATAGCGCACCGGTTCAGCCAATTTTGCGGCTGACTGCTGCGAGCCCCTTACCGCCGGATTTGTTGCCGGTCATCATCAGCTTGACGATCCGCTGATGCCACGCTGGCCACACCATCGCGTCCAGCCGGTCGGGGGACCAGTCGAGCTCTTCGTGCCAGGTACACAGCTGGTCCTCAAGCTCAGGATGCACCCCGACGAGATGCCAGCGGTTCTGCTCGGTCAGCGCGCTGACGGGGGAAGCACGGACCTTCTTCCCCCGGCTGGCTGTGACCTTGCGCACCGGGATGCTGATCCCCATGGAGTCCGCGGCCGCGCGGATCGTGCCGATCGCCATGTCGCCTCCGTAGTTGATCTCTACGCAGATGTCGTCCGCCTCGTAGTCGACGGCAGCCTGGACAGCGCGCCGCCCCCATCCGTCAGGGGTGAGGTGACAGGTACGGTCGGCCAGCACGAAGCCGTGTGCCAGGGGAGTGCGCAGCCGGGCATCCTCCGTCTCCCGGGTGATGAGGGACTTGCCGACAACGACGATGCCCTGCTCCCCGGCTCCGCCCGACGGGTCCACTCCGACGCTGCGCCGGACGTTGGGGGTCATGAGATCGAGATTCGGTATGCGGCTGGAGTCGAGACCGGCGTGGGTCCACAGTGCGTTCTCGTCCTGGTCGAGAACTTCGGCATGCAGCTCCTGGCGGCCGAGCTGCGTACCGCCGTACTCGTCCTCCAGCTCCTGACGGAGCTCTCCGTCCAGGTGGGGATTGTCGTACATGGAGGCACGGGAGACGGAGACGTTGCGGAACTCCCCGCGGTCCAGCTTCTTGATCAGCGGACGTGGCTTCGGCGTGGTCGATGCAACCCAGTGGGGCCGCTGTCCGACGCGGAGACCGAAACGCATGTGGGGCCAGCACGCATCGAGGTAGCGCCAGGCTGCAAGCTCTTCTGCCCAGACCACACAACGGTTACCACCGGAACGAAGACGTTCAACATCCTCCGGAGTATGCGCACCAAACAGCTTCGCCTCGGATCCATTGGGCCAGCGTACGGACAGACCACCGGCACCGGAGAACATGCGCGCGTCGGGGTTGTGCGCCTTGAGGCCCGAAGGTCCGTTGACGCAGCTCGTCGCCGCGTCGCCGAGAGTGGGGGCGATGATGCCGATCCAGTGCGGGGTGTGACCGGGCAGGCACGGCGGACCGTTGACATGATCGGTGATGTACTTGGCGCAGGCGTCCGTCTTACCGGCGCCGCGCCCCGCGAGCAGCAGCCAGCCCCGCCAGTCGCCCGGGGGAGGAATCTGGTGAGGCAGGGGCTGCCACTTGACGATGGACATGGCACGCAGATGCATGGCCAGCCGGTCGCTGGCCCCGCGTGCGATGCTGCCCTTCGCGCTCATGTGATCAGTGTGCATCAGCGGGGACCGGACACTTTCCGGCCGGGCACTTCAGCTGGCTATGTGGACACTGACCTTGCCGAGGATGTCCCCGATGACCGGCCACACCTGCGGTCCCCAGGACGTCGTCGTTCCCATGGAGATCCCGGTGAGGATGGCGATCACCGCGACAATCTTCGTCACCCGCTGGCGGCCGGAGAGGAAAGCCAGCAGAACGAGAACAGCGAAGATCCATAAACCTACGGTTATGTTTGTCATTCCACCGAAGCTACTCGTCCAGCTCAGGACAGCAAGAAGACCCCTCCGCGAGGCAGATACCCGGAGGGGTCTTCACCCGTGAACCGGAAGTCGGTGAGACTCCGAATCACGGACCAGCATAGCCGCACCCGGTGCACAGAAAACCCCCGCTCCTGACAGCGGGGGTTTTCTGGAGCGGCGTGTCCTGCCAGGGACGACAGGAGCAGACTACCGCAGGGAACCAGCGCCACGTGGGTTTAGACGTCCTGGTCGGCCTTGAGCCCCCGGACTCGCCAGTTCCCTGCTCACTCAGACTACTAGGCCGCAGTGGACTGCGCGCCGCCGGGGAGCTTCAGCACCTGGCCCGGGAAGATCCAGTGAGGATCGTCCACCACGCTGCGGTTGAGCGCGTAGAGGCCGTGCCAGCCGGACAGACCGTGCGCGGCGGCGATACCCGAGAGCGTGTCCCCGCGGACCACGGCGTACGTCCCGCCCGGAGCGCGCGCCGGAACAGGGGCGCGGCGCGGCGCAACGGGGGCGGAGAGCGCCCGGGGAGCCGCAGTGGGGCCGTCACCCGCGGCAGGCCGTACGACTCCCGCTATGGTCCCTCCAGCCCTTTTGAGACTGGAGTACCCGACACCGCCGTTGGGGTGGTGGCTGGCGGTGTCGACGGTCCGGCCGTCACCCACGTAGATCGCAACGTGGTCCGCGAAGGAGTCGAAGCTGTAGATCACCAGGTCCCCCGGACGGATTGACGACAGGGACACCCGGGGAAGACCCCGGAGCTGTCCAGCTGCTGTCCTTGGGATGGAAACTCCCGCCGCGCGCCACGCAGCGGAGGTAAGCCCGGAGCAGTCGAACCTCCCGGGACCGTTCCCTCCCCACAGGTACGCTGCCGGACTCACTCGGGACCGGGCGTACCGGACTGCTGCTGACGCTCGGGACGGGGACTGGACTCGGGGAGGCGGAGCTGCTTTGTGAGGGCTCGGGGCCGACTGGAGGCGGGGTGAGGGACCCCCGCGGTTCAGCCCTGCTCTCGCCCCGCACACCGGCCACGCCCCCGGACCCTGTCCTTTGAGGACTCGCTCCGCCACGATGATCTGCTGGCTCTTCGTCGCCAGGTCGGCCCGGGAAGCGAACTGAGACCCGCGGTAGGCGAGCCAGGTCGACTGGCTGAATTGAAGGCCCCCGTAGTACCCATTCCCGGTGTTGGTCTTCCAGTTGCCGCTGCTCTCGCACCCCGCGACCCTGTCCCAGGTCGTAACGCTCGCTGCCGATGCTGGGCTGCCGTTGCTGAGTACAGCAACGGCGACTCCTCCCGTAACACCCAGACTGACCGCGGTTTTCGTGCACCATCCGCTCTTCGGCTTACGGTGCATGGCCATGATGACCACCTCCAAGCGCAGCACGGTACGCGGCATACACTGGACCGCCAAATGTAACTTCCGGGTAACCCGGGGGCGCAGAGGGGGCGCTAAGGGGCAGCGCACGGGCGCACGGATCAGGCCATGACAATGGAGGCGCCCCTGCCAGGACCGGGAGGCAGGGGCGCGGGCGCGGGGCTGGTGCTGGGCCTACCAGGGCCGTGCCCAAGGGTGGAACGGTAGAGGGTGAAACCCGATTCACCAAACGGTCACGCAGACGCCAGCCATTCGGGATGAGCCAGGGTCCAGGCAACAGTCTTGGCCATGGAATCTTCCAGGCTGACCGGCGCGCGCCAGCCGAGGTCAGCGATCTTGGAACCGTCCAGTGCGTAGCGCAGATCATGGCCGGGGCGCAAAGTGTGGGAGCTCTCCATCTCGATCTCCGGGGGCCGACGGACCTGGAGACCGGCCAGGCGCATCCATTCGTAGATCATGCCTACCAGGTCGAGATTATTGATCTCCCTGTCCCCCACGATGTGGAACCGGGGCGGTCTGCGCGCGCCGCGCGCGTAGGGAACCATGTCGACTTTCTCGTCCAGAACCTGGCGAGCGAGGTAGAGCCAGGCGTCCGCGAGGTTGCGCGCGTGGAGGTAGAAGCGGGAGCCCGGGGTCCCGTCCGGCGCGCAGTGCACGATGACCGGCACACTACGCATGATCTTGCTCATGGTCATCGGCACGAACTTCTCGGGATCCTGCATCTCCCCGACGATGTTCATCGTATTCGTGATGACCACCGGCACGCCGTAGGTGCGCCAGTAGCTGAAGCAGATCGCCTCCTGCGCAGCCTTGCTGGCGCTGTAGGGATTGGACGGTGCGAGCGTTTCCCATTCCGTGTGCCGGTGGTCGCCGTAGGCCGGACCGTAGACCTCGTCCGTGCTCATCTGGAGGAAGATCTTCGGCTTGTGCCGCCGGACCAGCTCCAGCACATTGAGGATCAGCGCGGTGTTGTTCATGGTGAAGCCGACAGGATCTTCAATCGACCGTTCCACGTGGGATTCCGAGGCGACGTTCATGAACACCTCGCAGCCCTCCAGCGCAGCGTGGAGACTCATGGGTGCGGATGCCTGCATGTCCCAGTGGACGATGGTCACCCGCCGGGCCCACTTGTCGTCACCGCAGGTGCTCGAAGCGATGCGCTCCGGCATGCCCTTGTGCTGGAACGAGACAGAGCAGACGATCTCCCAGTCCGTCTCCATGAGCAGGTGGCGCAGGACGTGCGAGCCGACGAAGCCACCGGCTCCGGTGAGGAACGCCTTCATGATCTTTCTCCTGTGGTCAGGGGTGGACGATCCAGTTCGGGTTGCCGGACGCCACCGACGGGAACAGCGACGTGCCGACCGAGTGATAGCCGACGGCGAAGCGCCCCTGGAGCGGAGCCCAGCAGCTGTAGGCCCTCGCGGACTGCCGGACAGCGATCTTGGTTTCTTCCGCGTACTGCGCCGGGATGACGTACTGATCGCAAGGGATCTCGCCGGACAGTGCCTGCGACTCCCGCACCAGCCAGCGCACGTCCGGCCACGCGGCAGGATTCGCCTCACGGAGCTGCTTGAGCGCGAGCCCGTACATGGAATGGGTGGGGTCGACGTCCTGCCAGTGCATGGTGTACATGCCTGCCGTGGGGTCCAGATCGTGGAAGTACTGGAGGACTGCCTTGGCCTGGTCGATGGTGGGGGAGTCGTGACGCAGGGCCGTGTTGAGATGGATCTCCCCGGGCACGGCGCCGAGCAGCGCGGCGGAGTCCATGAACTCCGCATCCCGGCTGGCGACGATGTCGTCCGGGGTCAGGGTGGCGTATCCCTCCCGGGCCAGGTCGTGCGTTCCGCCCCACCAGGAGTTCGCCGTCAGGCCATTGATCGAGTCGATGGCTGTGGTGGTGCGGCCGGGCGCACCGAGGATGAACGAAACCCGGCGGCCGACACGGGCGTGGTACCAGGCAACCTGTCCCATGGAAAGGCAGTCGTCGTCCGCATGGGGCGAGAGGAAGTACACCCGGCGCCCGGTCGGATTGATGATCGTCAAGCTGGTCTCCTCGGTCAGTCACCAGGCTGGTAGCGGACGGAGTCCGCCGTGTCGGACATCTCTTTGAGCCCGCGCATGAGAGTCAGGATCTCCTCCACGCTGTAGCCGCGGAACTCCTGCGTTTCGCCGCTCAGGACCACGTACCGCCGTTCGTCGTCGCCCAGGCGCAGGATTTCCCCGGTTCCCCAGTTCTCCGGATGGGCGGTGCCGCCCTGCAATTCGGTCATGGTCAGTCTCCGCTCTCCGTGGTCTCTTCCACCACTTCACCGTCGATGGTGCGCAGGTGGGACTGTGCTGCTTCCAGCGCGAGCATACGCGACTGCGGTTCCAGTCCCGCGGCGTCGAACCCCGCGAGGATCGCTTCGGCTACCACGGCTGATTCGAGATCCTGCCGCCGCTCCAGTGCGACGTTCAGCTTCTCCGGAGCGTTGAGGCCGTGACGCATGGTGTACCGGTCCTCCACCTTGAGCAGCCGGTCGATTGCCGCGAAGACGGGACCGAGGTCATTGACGGTTTCCTCCTCCCCGGTCTCCTCGTTATGGATCTTTACGATCTTCCCGTTCTGGATCAGAGGATGCTTCCTGGACATGATCGTATAGAGCCTGCGGCGCAGATCGTCATCGCGCATGTCGGCCAGCTGGACCAGTTCTTCGAGGTTCTGGTTCAGCTCGTTACGTGCTGTCATCAGTGCACGCTTGACGTCCTCGCACGCAGCAGCACGGGAAGGTTTGCCACCGCTATCAAGGTAGGGGACAGCCTCAGCCACTTGTTCCCAGGTCAGACCCTGGTTCCGTAGCTTGATCGCCTTTGCTCGCCGTTGCGCAACGAGGGCCCGGTTACTGTTCTCGTGCGACGGGGGAATGTGATGTCCCACTTGTTACCCCTCCAATAAAGTAATCAGCGAGTGACGCCCTTGGTTGTCTCCCGGAACTCCTGCGCCCGCTTGATCTCTTCCCGCTCGCTCCCGCAGTTGACCATGGCCGTGCGCATGTAGCTGACGACGCTGATGCGCTCCGCCCCGCAGTCCGGGCAGGCCGAGGTGCGCGTCACCCCGCAGGCGCAGACGATGGCCGTGTTGCCGTGCCACTGGTGCGCGTCCATGAGAATGAGATCGCCGTCCTGTAGATCCACGGCCACCCGGTACTCCGGGAAGACGAAGACTCCCCCGGTGTACTCCCCCCGGCGCAGCGTGAAGATCGTGCTGAAGCCCTTGTCCAGATCACCCTTGTCCGTGTGCACGCCGGTCGGGTACGTGTTGTTCACCGTGATCGTGGTAAACGGGGTACCCGGCACCACCCAGTCATCGTGCGTCCGGCCGATCTCCTCCATCTGCGCCTGCCAGCGGTCCGGCACGTGGATGCTCATCTGCTCGGAGACCTGACGGAGCAGCGGATGCAGCGCCTGCCACTCCGGGAGGTGGCGACCGGTCCACTGGGTGAGGCGGCAGAAGTTGAAGGCGTTGGTCGGGTCAGCCGAACCGATCATCGAACTGGCAAGGTTCTTGGCATAGGTGCGCTTCTGTTCTCCGACCTTGACCCTGCGGGTGGCACCGGCCAGGCCCCGGTTGTCCGTACGTACGCTGCGCAGCGAGTGCAGGATCTCGTACTGCTCGGGAGTGACGGCTTCACGCATGGCTCCGGGGAGGTACACGCACAGCGGCCGCCCGTCGGGCAGGAGAAGACGGGTGGGTCCGGTCATCAGCAGGCTGTACGCCCCGGACGTGATGACCTTGCCCTTCATCTCCTCCAGTGTCTGAGGGTCGATACGGCTGCGCAGCCGGGCACTGATCACGAGCGCACTCCGTCCGTGAGGAATCCGAGAGCGGGGATGTCCTGCACCCGTTCAGCCATGCAGCCGGGCTCCACCAGATGCGTGCTGGTCATGGAGTGGAAGTCGATGTCCCCGTCAGCCGCTGCCCACTCCGCCAGGTTGTACGCGCGGGTCTGGGCTCCCTTGCGCCAGCTGTAGTTCTGGGACGTGCCCCGCTGCGCGCAGCGATGATCCAGGACATCGTCGTCCGCATACAGGTAGAGCAGGTGGACCCGCACTCCCGCAGCCGTCAGCCGGGACAGGAAGGGACGCGTGGCCAGCCGGGCTCCCTCCCCCAGGGCGAAGTCGACCGGGGTGCGCAGCAGGAAGTCCGAGGCACGGAAGGAGATGTCCATGGCCAGGCTGTCCGTGCCGGGATGCTGCTGACGGGGCACTCCGAGTTCGAGCCCGTGCAGGGCTCCGCTGTTCATGGAGCGCAGCAGCGTGTGCGGCACGGGCGGACCCTTGACGACTTCCATGTCCCAGGGCAGGCGCAGGTAGCGCATCAGCGTGGACTTGCCGACGCCGGGTGCTCCGCAGATGTACAGCAGGTCTTTGATCACAGTGGTCCTCCGACGATCCAGAAGCAGGTCGTGCCGTCCCGGCGCTTCCACCAGTCCGGCGCAAGCTGGTCCAGATGGTGGGCGACCTTTCCCTCATAGGTGGGGTGCAGGACGATGCCGTCCAGCGTGTGGGGCTGCCGGTCACCGTAGGCATAGACGCCTGTGCCGTGCAGGTCGATGTGCTCGTAATCATCCCAGACCAGACCCATGCGCAGCAGCCGCGCGCGCATCCACTCCCGCCGGTCCGGGCCTATGCCGATCAGCTTGACCTCCACGTCGCTGCGCTTGTGGGCGATCAGTCCGGTGAGGATGCCGGTCGCGGTGTTCGCCGACCCGAACGGGATCACCAGCGTGCGCACCTCCAGCGGCAGGTTGGCGACCTGTTCGGCCACGGGACCGTGGAACGCCATGAGCTCCACAGCACTGGCGTCCGGCGGGGTGGTGATGCCGTACTCCAGGAGATAGGCCGAGCCGTCCCTCCGCACGAGCTCCCGGGCTGCGCGCTGCAAGGCCGGGTTGTACCCCACGCCGATGAAATCGAAGTCCGCTCCGGCCGCCTGAGCAATCTGCGGAGAGGGGTGGCGGAAGGCAGTCGACGGGCGGGTGCCCCCGTAGATCACGAGGCAGTCCATGTCCAGCTCCCGCGCCGTGATGGAGACCATGGCTGCCTGCGGGCTGAGCACGCTGCACGCGGTGACCACCCGGGTGTAGCCGAGGGCGGACGCGCGGCGGAGCAGGTGCTGGCAGGCACGGAGCTTGGATCCGTTGATGCCGTGCTGTCCGGTGTAGAGATCTTCCCGCTTGAGCTGGAGTCCGCCGCGCAGCTGTACGGGGGTCAGATCCACCGGATCTCCCGGCGCCCGAAGCTGCCCTGCGCCACGGCGGACTCGAAGCCGTTGGCGAAGCAGGGCCACTCCTCCGTCATGTTGATCACTTCTCCGTGTTCGAGGAACCAGTTCTGCTTGACCGGCACGCAGCCGGGATCCAGCGGACTGTCCTCCAGGAGGAGCCGGGGCGGGAATGCGGTGCGCCGGGCCTCCCACAGCAGATCGAACCTCCGCCCGAACTTGATCTCTCCGTGGCGGATGCGGTCGTACAGCATGTCGTTGTACACACCGGGGTAGCGCCGGTTCGGCTTGTGCCAGCTCTTGAAGGTGCACAGCGCACTCTCCAGGCTGAGGTAGCCCAGCGCACGGTCGTCCCAGCCGAGCGTGCGCACCAGGTCCCGTGCGTCCCCCAGAAGCCGGGCACCCTCGGATTCGAGCTTCCTGATCATTCCCGGGGAGTAGCGCCCGCCGTAGCTACCGAGCTGGTGGTCACTGATCCAACCCTCGTGTCCGGACACCAGGCACAGGCCGTTGCGGTGGGAGCGGGATCCGGAGATGTCCTGGAGCATCAGCGTGTCCGCGTCGGGCACCGGCAGGCCGAGGATGCGCAGGTACTCCAGGTAGCTCCAGGCCGAGAGCCGTCCCATGGTCGGGATGGCGAGAGCACGCTCCCAGCAGCTGTCCCAGTCACCCTTGCGCCAGTAGCGGGCCTGTCCCGCTCCGGTCAGCGCACGGTACCCGGCGCAGGCCCGGGGGAACTTGGCCTTGTGGTAGCGGCGGTCGGTGTCCCACTGGAGCGCGCCCCAGTGCTCGTTGAGAAAGGCGACGGCCTTGTCCGAGTCCTCCGGCCGGGGCGCAGCCCCGAACAGCAGCAGCGTCGTGACGGGGTTCTGCGTGTTGCCGTTGAGGAAAGCGAGCCAGGCCCGCTGCTCCTCGTCGAGGTCCAGCTCCCGGGCGACGTGCGGCAGCACGTAATGCACACCGCCGGGGAAGGACTGGTACTTCAGGGACCAAGCGTAGAAGCGCAGGAAGATCTCCCTCCGGTACTCGGGCTTGCGGAAGTCAGCGCCGTGCTCAGGATTCATCCGGACCCTCCGGGGAGTCCGCGTACTCCAGCGCGTTGCCCTCGTCGCTCAGTCCGTGCTGGTCGATCACCCGCGCGGTCACCCGGGCCGCGCACAGCAGGATCTCTCCCTGGCTGCGGGCGCCCAGATTCTCCCGGATCTTCATGATCAGCTGTCCGAGCTCGTCGGCCTGCGCACTGGGCAGGGCGAGGACGATGTCCCGCACCCCCCGGCTGGCCATCGTCGTGGAGTCGTGTCCGCCGTGGGACGCAATACGCCGCTCCACGTCCTCCGGGGTGTCGTTCCAGGACGTATCGGGGATGGCATAGGGGGTCACCTCGGCCTCCTCTCCCGAGGCTGCCTCCAGGGCTTCCAGGAGGTCCGCCACTTCGTCATCCGCGAAGCCGGTCCCCTCGTAGTCGCCCTCCAGCGCGGTGAGCAGCGCGGCGAGAGCTCCGGAGTCGTAGTCCCCGTCGTCGGCCGCCTTGTTGTCCACCAGGTTGATCTTTTTGGCGGTCCTGTCGTCGCACGTGATCACCTCGCAGCGGGCTTCGGTCTCGCCCTCCTCGGCCAGCGCGATCATCGTGTGGTTGCCCGCCAGCACGACCAGCCCGGCGTCCGGCGTCTCGCGGACGACCAGGGACCGGTACTGACCGTGCTCCCGCAGGCTTCCGCGGATCACGTCCACCCGGCCACGCTTGGCGTTGCCCGGGAAGGGGGTCAGCTCCCCCAGGGGGATGACATCGGTGCGGACATAGGTGCTCTTGGCTGTCTGGGTCATCGGGCTTTCCTCGCTCCTCGGACGGTCCACTGGACAACATGATCCAGCTCATGGCGCACAACAGCGTCCAGCCGCTTCTGCGCCTCGGGACTCAGCAGTACGTACGAGCGCCCGGTGCGCCGCTCGATGCGCTCCAGGACGATGTCCTCCAGCTGCTGGTTCGTCCTTCTGATCCAGTTGTCGGTATCCAGGCAACCAGCCTGGAACACCTGATATTCGAGCAGTCTGGTCTTCCGCTCCTGCTTCCTGCGCCGACCGGCAGGGGTGAGTTCGTTCTCCCTGATCAGGAAGACGGCCAGACCGAAAAACGTCAGGGTGGTCACGATGAGGCCGAACACATCTTCAGCGTTCACGGTTGCCCTCCCAGACGATGCCCCGGGAGAAGCCCCCGCGCTCCATGGCCTTCGCCCTGCGGAGCTCCTCCAGCTCCGACGCACTGACGCCCAGACCCAGTGCCAGCGTGTAGACGACTTCGAGCACGTCGGCCAGTTCCTCCGGCGCGGTCCTGTCGTCGGCCTGGAGGAATTCGCCGACTTCTTCGGTCAGCTTCTGGCGCAGCCTGCGGCGGTACTCTGCGGAGTCCGCGATGTGGGTAACGGGCTCCTGCCCGTTCTCCCGGCAGATCTCAGGGATCCTGTCCCTCACGAGCTTCATGACGGTGCCCTGCCGCTCCGCTTCAGCAGCTGCGCGGCGATAGCACTGATCTCCTCGGCCACGGCCCCCACCACGGCCGCGCCGTGCTCCCGCTCCAGCTCTTCGGGCCACCAGCCCGCCTGAACCACAGACTCCAGGATGAGCGCCGCGCGGAACGCCGCATACTTCTTGATCTCTGCCTTGTTCATACCTGCTCCTTGATCACTTCTGGTCCGAACAGTGTCGCCCTGTCGGAGTAGTCAGCCATGAAGTTGCCCGGTGCACCGACGGGAGACCGTGAGCACACGTCATAGAAGATCACATCCGCACTCGTGTCCTGGTCCGGGAGTGCACCGGAATACCCCAGACACAAGTGGTCCTGGTCCGGGAGGTGACTTTCGGGAAGGTCGCAGCCGTGGGACGTCCAGCACACAGGACATGTACGGACCGATTTCATACCTGCTCCTTGGTCAGTTGTCCGGCCAGGCGCCGCTCCCAGCGCTCAGCCTCCTTCTCATGACACGTGATCAGGTTCGTCGCGATCCGCACGTCGCGGTCGCTCATCTCCTCCAGGCCGTAATTGTTGCGCAGCCAGGTCATCTTCCGGGCCCGGTGCCCGCGCTGGTTCAGCTGTACGCAGTGCACGAGCTCGTGCACGCAGGTGGCAGCAGCCTGGAGACCGTCACCCCGGGGGTGCAGGTCCCAGTTGACCAGTACCAGACATCCCGTCCGGTTCAGTGTGGTGCATCCGTAGGGAACGTCCGTCTCGGGCCACAGCGGAGCGCTGCGGATGCGCAGCACTTCCTGTTCCGCGCGCTCCCGGATCCGGTTGATCTCATGACCGCGCACGATCTCCAGCGTCACCCGTCCGGGGTCCCCCACCCGGCGCCGGACCAGTTCCCGGGCCCGGCCGAAGATCTCGAAGATCTCTTTGATGTCAGGACGGTTCACGGCTGCTTCCACCATCCCGGCTCGTCGCCGTCCTCGAAGACCCACCGGTCGTGTTCGGGGATCAGGTCACCGGCCAGCCGCGCCGCGCGTTCCAGGATCTCGTCATCCTCGGGCATCTCCGGCATGGGCCCGATGCCCTCCTCCCGCAATGCATGGTGGCACCGCAGAATGTGATACGCCTCAGACCTGTCCATGGTCAGTGCCCCTGTTCACCGGCAGCTCGCCCCACGTGGCCAGGAATGCCTCGCTGCTCTGCTGGCCGCTGGCCACGGCACGCTCGTCCATCCGGCGGGCCGCATGCTGCGCTTCCTCCGTGCCGCCCTCCAGGTAGGTCTGGAAATCGTAGAAGCCCGGGTCCGTGCAGCCTTCGGGGTAGGCATACGTGTCCGGGTGGTCGTCCGGGTGCGTCATGATCAGTGCTCCTGTTCAGTGATCGGTGGATTCTGCATGCTCGGCCGCCGTGATGATCGCAACGGCGTCGCTCCGGAAGCTCCGGTCCTTCATCTGTTCGCAGCCTGAGCAGATGACGCGCCGCTGTCCGGTCTCGCGGTCGGCCTCCGCGTAGACGAAGGAACCGTAGAGGGTTTCAGGGATCTTGCTGATCCTCTCCCACGCCATGATCAGACCCTTCCGCTCTGGCCGTGCTCGAAGCGCGCGCTGCGCGCAGCGTCGTAGGGGCAGTGCCCTGTGCAGGGTCCCGGCTGTACCGGAACGGTGAGCCAGGGGCCTCCGTAACCCTTGAGGATCTTGCTGGCTGCCGCACCGCGCGGCCGGTAGTCGAACCAGCTCGCATGCAGCAGCGGCGGGCCGTCCGTCCGGGCGAGCAGCACAGCCCGTCCCGGCAGGCCCTGCGTGCAGTTCGGCACCGGACCGAGAACGGTCAGATGACCAAGAACCGAGGCTGCCCGCATAAGGTACGGTTTGTCCAGGTTTTCCTCGGTTCCTTTCACTTCGACATATCCCGAGCCGTTGGTGCGGAAGTCCGGCAGGTACGTTCCCCCGCCGGGCAGTGCCACCCTCTCGGGCTCGTACTCGTAGTCGATGCCCGCGGCGGCGAAGAAGACAGCCCAGCGGGCCTCCAGCCTGGAGCGGAACAGGATCCCGTTGTAGCGGGTCTCGATGGCTTTGATCTTTGGTCGTTTCATCGCTCTTCCTTTTCCCTGTGCCTCCACCGGGCACCAATCCAGTTTCCGCGCCGGATGTTCTCCAGATGAGTTACATACTCCAGGTGCCACGGATTCCAGCATGCTGTTACCCGGCACAGGTGGTCTGGCTCCAGTCCCTCGGGAATTGGGCCCACAAACTCTTTGTACGCTTCCTGATGGGTATAGCCAGTACGGCCTTCCACATGAATCTGCCCATACCCTTTGAGCTTGGATCCAGTGAATACCCAGCATGGCAAGTCGAGCCCGTCAACCGGGCACGGCATCTCGACAGACTTCGCTACCACACGGTCCATCACTGGCCGGGGCTCGGGACCTGTCTTACGCTTGGTCATGTGCCGACTCCTCACAGTCGGTCGGGGGAGCGTCCTGGCAGGGACGCTCCTCTCATGTTACGGCCCTACTTCTCGCTGCACTGGCCCCAGTTGTGGCCCGGCTTGGAGAGGTCGCACAGGATCGGCACGTCCCTCCATTCCCAGGTGAAAGCATCCTTGATTTCGGCGCCGATTTCCTCCGCACGGTCCTCGGGTACCGAGAACACGAATTCATCATGAATCCAGCCCCTCAGGTACGCCCGGTACTCGGGGTGGCGGTCCATCAGGCGGAGCAGCACCTCACAGGTGATGTCCCGCGCCCCGCCCTGGCCCATCAGCGCGGGAGCCACCGTGTACGCCCACTTCGGGTCACAGCGCATCAGGCGCCCGAATCCGTTGTCGAGCAGTTCCCCGTTCGCCCCCTTGGCCCGTACGTCGTCGCGCCATTCCATCAGCCGGGGGAACTGGGCCTCCATTCCGTTGATGAAGGCATAAACGATTTTCGGGTCCGCACCGTCTTCGATCATCCGCCGGGCCCCGAGACCGTAGTTCCAGCCGTGACCCCGGGCCTTCGCATCCTGCCTGCTGATTCCGAGCATGTCCGCGATCAGCTGGTGCGCGTCCTTCTGTGTGCCGTCCTCCTCGAACCCGAACAGCGCCATGTAACCCGGGTCCTGGCAGTGCCCGGCAATCGCCCGCATGTCGACCTGCGCCAGGTCGCAGGCCATCAGCACGTCCCCGTCGTCCGCCACGTAGATCTCCCGCTCCACGTGGCGGCCGCCGTGCTTCCCGTAGACGGTCATGCCCGGTTCGGTGACCGAGCCCCGGCCGCTGGCCTGGCGCATGGACACCTTCGGGTGCACGCGCCCCTCGGCCGTCAGGTACTTCTGCGCGGTCTGGTAGACGGTGCGGGTGGTGGTGACCACGCGCATCAGCTCCAGCGCCCGCTTCAGCTCCGCAGGGCACCGCGGGTGCTCCGCCACCCGGTCCAGCGTGTCGGCCGCTGTACTCAGCCTGCCGTTCTCGGTCTTCGGGGGCTGGGTGACGCCGTGCTGCTTCCACAGGTCCGTGAGCCAGGCGATCCCCTCCGTGGTGGCGAGAGGGGAGCTGAACGGCTCCCTGACGGCCTTGCGTGCCTTCCCCCGCCCCCGCATCACCTCCCGGGACAGCGGGAGCCCGTAGCCCCCGCTGAGCTCTTCGAGGGCCGCCCGCTTCTTCTCCTCCCCGTCCCGCAGCCGCTGGTTCAGCAGCTCCGTGTTGACCTTGAATCCGTTGAGCGTCATCCGCCCCATGAGGGGGAGGATCCTGTGCTCGCGCCGGGTGTAGTCGTCCGAGGGCAGGATCCCACGCACCGC